GTGACAAATCAACACATCAGCCTGTTGGTTTTCTAAGATTTCAATATCTGATGGGAAAATTGACGTGCGATGACGCAAAGGCACACCGCCTCGCCAGATTTTCTCTTGTGGGCTATATTGACAATAATGAATAGGATCAAAAAACATGGGGCGATTTGGCGGCATCCAAATTTGCCCTCGGAATACACCGCCTAATCCCGCAATGCGAGTACCTTGAATATCAACTACACGATTGTGTAAATTCCGTGATTGCCATTCAGAACCCCAAATCGCATCAAAAGCACTAATTGTTTTGCTATCATGATTTCCATGAATAAACCAAATATCACAATGTTGTGCAAGGTTATCCAACTCATTCGTTGTGGTGAGCTGTAAGTCTCCTAAAATTATGAGGGCGACATTCTCCTGTTCTCTCACAAAAGGGTAAATATGATCGTAGCTTCCGTGTGGATCACCGGCAAATAAGATCATTGATGTTTTCCTTTTATAACAAATGGACTATTTTGCAATTCACTGATTTCTTCTTCATTTAACACTTTCTCAATGACTGCTTTAACTTGGTTATAACGATCAGTCATATAAACCTTTGTATGGCCTAGCGCCTGGCTTAATTGTTCAAGTGGAACCCCTGCAATAATGCTTTGAGTTGTGAAGAAGTGGCGCATCATGTGAGGTGTTACATGCAATCCTGTCGCTTCATTCACTAGATTGAAGTTTCTATTTAACTGGTTTGGATTGATGAGACCACCTTTCTCGTTCAGGGTGATATAATCTTTTTGTTGCTCCTTGATAATCCCTAACTTTCGCTTAATCTTAGAAGCTTCAGCTATCAGATAATAGATAAGGTCCGTTCCGATATCATCAAGGCAGACATATCGCTCTGAATCCTTCGTTTTAAGCCCTCCTTTTCCTTTCAAGGTCTGGTTGCTTCGGCTGTCTCTAAGATGCAGTATAGCCCGTCCGCTGTCGTTCTGAGTGATATCCATTGGACGCAAACCAAAGACTTCTCCTCTTCTCAATCCAAAAATGGTAAGATAGGTCAGAGCGTAGAATTGTTTTGACATGATTTCTTCTGCCTTTGCTATCCAAGTCTTAAACTCTTTGAGAGTCACTTTCTTGTTAGCAGCAGGGATATCACTCTGGCCAATAAAGACACCTTTCAAGCGATTTGAGAGCAGATTTCCATTTTTGACGGCATCATTCAGCAATGCCATGAAGCTGGAATTGAGGGTTTGAACAGTGTATCTGGTATGGTTCTGCAACTTTTCGGCGATAAAGAGTTCATACTCATTTCTATCCAGGTTTTTAAGCAGGACAGAACCAAACTTTGATTTGATATGGTTCTTATAGAGGTTATCATTGAGGTAGTAAGAAGTGTCATTCCAGCGCCCTGTTGACAATCTCTTTTCGGAATAGATATCCCAATACTGGTCAAGAGTTAGATTCGTATTGATACCTAATTCCTGCTCTTGAATTTGTTGTTCAATCTCTGTTAAGGCTGCACGAGCTTGTGGAAGGGTTGTGAGACCGCTTTTAGTAATCTCTTTCTTTTTACCATGAAAAAAGAAAGAGCGTCTGATATAATATCTCTTACCTTTTGAGGTCTCGTAGTAATAGATATTTGGGTATTTTGTTTTATTATATTTCATTGTATTCTCCTTGTTTATCAGCTTCTGGACAAGGTCTAAACATTGAGAATATTGACATCACTCCTTTCATGGTGTAAAATAGGGTATAGAAAAGAGGCCTTTTTAATGGCTGATTTTTTATAAGGGTGAGCTTCACAATCAAACTTTGGCGAGGGCGATTGTGAGGCTTTTTTGTTATTTCTTGACTTTATCTTTTAAAGCTTTTTCAATAGCTTGTTTTAATTCTAAGATAGCTGCTTTGTCTTCTTTGAGAAAAGTCACTGTATTTTCATCTTTGACTGCATCAAAAACACCACCTTTTGTATCGGATGATCCAGGATAGACCAACTGAAGGTAACCAACAGTTGCACCTGGCTCTTTTAATTGATAAGCAGTAATTTCTGATAACAGAATTGACTTTTCTCCATCCAATCCGTGAAGTAAAACATTTGAAACATTTGACTTTCTTGCAATCCTGATAAAATAATCATCGATTCTTACAACAGTTTTTGATTTCTTAAACTCAAAAACTCGCTCATTCGGTTCCTCTGTGAAGAGTTCAACCTCTAAACTATCATCTTGCTTTTTACCAAACAGTGCCATAAGTAGTTCCTTTCTTTTTCTGCTTCAGCAGTTTATAAAACATATTTAACCAATTAAAGTCTGATATTCCTCTTTCACCATGATTTCATTTGTCACGGTTTTTAGATTGTAGTAGGACATGAATTTGAGGTAATCAAACTCTGTAGGGTCGTCTAAGCTTTCTATCGCATCTTTTACGAGATGATGGATCATATTCCTATCAGCTTCGTTTTCACAGCGTAGTCGAGCGTTCTGGTACTCTGAGCGTGTGTGGTCCTTGTGGCCGAGTTCGTGTAGAAGCACCTTAACTCTCTCTTTTTTGTTGAGCTTGCTCGATAGGAAAGCTGTATTGGTTTCTTTTTCGTAAAATCCAAGTTCGTCAGGCATCAATTCTCCATCAAAATCGATAATACGAATCTGAAAATGACTTATAATTTCTTTTTCAGTCACTAAGCAATACCTCTAATCACCAGCTTCTTTGAGATAACCTTCAATGATCGACTGGATGATTTTCTTCTTTTCATCTGTTAATTCTCGACCGCCAAACATCATGACATTCGATGCCATTTCTTCAACATTTAGAACTTTCCCTTGCCATGAATATTCCTTGGTGTCATCTGCAAGATTAGGATTTTCAGTACGACCTAATAAGTAGTCTGTACTAACACCAAAATAATCGGCTATTTCTTGTAGTCTATCAGATTTTGGATTACCTTTTTTTAGACTATAAAGATAATTTGTACTATACCCTAACTTTTCTTCTAAAATATTTAAAGAAATTTTCTGTTTATCAGCCAATTCTTTAATTCTGTCGAATGCTAAGAACATTGATATTTCAACCTTTCTAAGCATTACGAAAAAAATTTTTTAAAATTAGTTATAAAAACCCTTGACAAATTCTAAAACTAGTTTTAAAATAGTATTCGTAAGCTAAAGAGTTAGCGAACAAGACAACTAAAAAATAAAGCCTAACAAAAACTGATTGGCGTCCGTTTTCTAGGTATAACCTTACTTTTAGTAGGTCTTTTCTCTATGTCTATATTCTAAAACTAGTTTTAGAATTTGTCAAGTGGTTCGCTAACTTTTTAGATAATTTTTTAAAAAGGAGGTCAGGAATGAGCCAACAACATAAAAAATGGATTCGGTTAGTTAAGGATAAACTGAATTCAGAAGGAATGACACAAACACACCTTGCTCGTGCTTGTGGAGTGAAGAAACCTACCATTTCAGAATTATTGAAATATGGTAAAGGTAGCGACAAATTAAAGAACCGAGTTTGCGACGTTTTAGGAATTGACGAAACTTGGGTTGATTTAGGAGAGTAGGATATGAACGAAAAGAAACAAAATAACGATCTTATCAAAGAAATTATTGAGAAACATTTTGAAAATATGGTTGATGATATTTTGGAACACACAGAGACCTATTATGAAGCTTTGGGCGCTGTTTCTTGCATCAAGGGAAGCAAGATTCCAAACATGATTCAACTAGCTGATTGTTTGGGAAAAGCTATCAGAAAACGTGCTATGCGACAGAAAACATCTAATCACAACTAGATTTAGAAAGGAACATTATGAACGAAATTTTTAATTTTAACGGGCAGGAAGTCCGTACTTTGACAATTGATGACGAGCCGTGGTTCGTTGGGAAAGATGTTGCAGATATCTTAGGATATAGCAAGGCTAGAAATGCGATTGCTCTTCATGTTGATGAAGAGGACGCCCTAAAACAGGGCATCCCTACTAGCGGTGGAACACAAGATATGTTGATCATCAATGAATCTGGTCTCTACTCTCTCATTCTTTCAAGTAAGCTTCCACAAGCAAAAGAGTTCAAGCGCTGGGTCACATCAGAGGTCTTGCCAGCCATTCGCAAGAAGGGCGGATTCATCCGTGAAGATTTGGACGAGGATGCTTTTATTGCTTTATTTACTGGACAAAAGAAATTGCGTGAGCAACAAGCGACCATGCTAGAAGATATTGACTACCTCAAGAGTGAGCAACCGATTCATCCTAGCTATGCTCAATCATTACTGAAGAAGCGCAAAGCTCGTGTCGTGGCTTGCTTAGGTGGTATTGATAGTCCAGCTTATGCGGATAAGACTTTCGCTCAGTCAGTCTTTAGACAAGCTGAGATTGATTTCAAAGACCACTTCAACATTAGTCGCTATGATTTGCTACCGAAAAAGTTTGCAGATGCAGCCTTGGCCTACTGGATGACGTGGGAGCCAAGCACAAACACTAAGATGAAAATCATGAAATTAAACTCATTTGATGACGTCTAGAAAGGGGAAGAAGATGGACAATGTTCTACTTTCACTGTCTGAATGGATTAAATCTATTATAAAGGACACAATCACAAGGCTAGTCGAAATAGAAAAAGATAGCGACCACTATCCAGAGTTGATGGATGTGAGCACTACCTGTGATTTTCTAGGAATTAAGTATGACACTTTTTCAGATAATTATCGTTACATGAAGGGATTTCCTAAAGAACTCCCAGGTAAGAAATGGTCAAAAAGAGCCATCAAGGAATGGCTCTCGAATCAACTATAATAACTTTACTAAAAGGCTTCTGGACAAGGTCTTAGCAAAATTATTTGACTATATTATAGCACAAAAAGAGGATAAAAACATGAACAATTTACAAATTATCGCAGTAGGCACAGTAGTATCAGTGGTCTTGATTGAATCGCTGATGATGAATATCAAGCTTAAAATGGCCATGAGACAGAAAAAGAAGATTCAATTTCAAGCGCCACAAGTTGAAAAAGGGTTTATTGACTTTAAAACAGGTCGACGTGTGGACATTGATCCCGTGACACGAAAAGAAACATTTGTGGATTAGTAGAGAAACGGAGGGGAGTAATGTCTGAAATCAAATGGATTAAGATTACTACTGATGTTTTTGACGATGAAAAAATCTGTCTTATCGATGCACTTCCTGATCATGATGCTATTCTGGTGATTTGGTTCAAAATTCTAGTGTTGGCTGGAAAATTGAATAAAAATGGAGTTTTAGCAATTTCACCTAATTTAGTTTATACAGATGAAATGTTAGCTAATAGATTCCAAAGACCCCTCAACACTGTTAGGATGGCATTGGGAATCTTTGAACGGTTCGGTATGATTGAGGTTATTGAGGGTGTCATTACCTTGCCAAACTGGGAAAAACATCAAAATATTGATGGGATGGAGAAAGTCAAGGAACAAACACGAAAACGTGTAGCTAGACATCGAGAAAAACAAAAAGAGCTTGCCATTGGTAACGTTACATGTAACGTTACAGTAACGGAAAGTAACGCAACAGAAGAAGAAAGAGATAAAGATAAAGAATTAGATAAAGATAAGAATATAACTACTACTAGTAATAGTGAAAATATCTTAGAACTATTTCAGTCTGAATTTCGTAGACTGCTATCAGGGTTTGAAATCGAAGAAATCAATCATCTGTTAAACGAAAATGACGCTGGACTAGTCAAAGAAGCATTAAGGACGGCTGTTACTTCAGGAAAACCAAATGTTAGCTATATAGGTGGCATTTTGAGAAATTGGCAGCTGAATCAGGTTACAACAGTTGAACAGGTTCAACAATCTCAAAAACAACATCAAGAAAAAAAATCAGGTAAGGAGGTGACGGACGAATGGGGATTTTAGAACTTATCGAGCAATTTGAAGCTGACTTTTATCCGATCAGCGAGGAAAAGAAGTCACTGCTTGCAAAACAACCTGTTTCTACTGTCACTGCTTGCTTGTCAGATATGGCTAGCTGGAAAGCTTGTGGGGGTAAGGTATCATGGTAACTGATACACTCGAGGAGATGGCCTTATCTTACCATAGAAATACTGAGCAGCAGGCTGAAATTTGCGAAAAGCATAGGATTCCCTTGATCAAAATCCTCCGGACAAGTGACGTCCTTTGTCGCTTATGTGAATCGGAACGGATCCATGCAGAGAATCAAATAAAGGTCAATGAGTTGGCTGATGCTGAGCATGAACGAGAGCGGAAGTTCTATCTTGAGAGATTCTCTCTCTATGATGATGTACTGAAAAATGCTACTCTCGATAACTTTGACACACCCACTGAAAAAGAGGCTGAAAAGTTGAAGTTTGCCCAAAAAATTTGTAGAGAGTGGGCAGGTGGAGCGAGAAACAATGTTGTTTTTCAAGGCGAAGCTGGAACTGGTAAAAGCCATCTTGCTTTTGCCATGATGAAAGCTTTATCAGAAACTACAAAAGAAATTGCTATCTTTATCAATGTCACTGACTTACTGATGAAAATCAAGGCGGACTTTAGTCAGGAAGAGTTCCTGGTCAATAAAATCGCTAGTGCAAAGTTTTTGGTCTTGGATGATCTTGGGATGGAGAAGGATAGTGAGTGGTCCTTCGGTATCCTTTACAACATTCTCAACAAAAGGGCCAATACGGTTATCACGACTAATCTGACTGCACAAGAAATTCAGAAACGCTATGGTCGGCCGTTTATGAGTCGGTTGATGAAAGGTGTAGACAATGATCATCTGATGGTATTTAATGACTTGAAAAACAAAAGGAAAGATTATTTCTAGAAAGGCGGTGTCTCTTGTTATTAAAACTCTATTTCATCTACAATGGGCACCGCAAGTTTTTCCTTGGAAGTTTTAACAATGTGGATGATCTTATCGAACGGATGAAAGACCATCAATGGGCTTTCTCAGGCATTACCAGACCAAGATTTAAAAAATATATCGGAAAAGACGATGTACGTTTTGATTATGGTGCTGTAGATTGCTATTACTTAGCGACAAAATCAACGTGTCGCGAACCACGTTAAAAGCGAGCTAGAATATGCGTCAATCGGTCGTGTGACCTGGACGAGCGACTGCCCGTATTTAGCCAAACACACACACAGAGGCAGTCGTATTTTTTGGAAAATAATATGAATGACACTAAAGAAAAAGCTCTGGCTAAGTTGCTGGAGGAATTAAATCAACCACATGATACCGCACTTGACCGTGTTCATAACTGGATATGCGATCAGGAGGATGAGGAATTATTTAAAGGAATCTTAAAAGAGCGATACTCTCTGAAGTGTGCTTTAAGCCATGCTAAAGAAAAAGCTCGTAAATTTGCTGAAAACGGAGTCGCTTGCATCGATGATGCTACTGTCTTCAGATGGGTTAGAGAGTACTTTATCTCAAATTCACAAGTATCTAACATCAAGCAGGTGCCTGTTGAGCCCGTCAAGAAGAAAAATGAAGACAAATCTCAGGCTTCTCCTGAAGAAAAGGTTGATGTCGCCAAAATTAGGAAAGGCGCTGGTCCAGATGATGATATCATCATGAAACCTAAAATTAAGAGAGAGAAAGGAGTAGTCGAAAAGCAAATGAGCATTTTCGATTTCTTGGATGAATGAAACATGAACAATGCAAGCGAGAAGCCGATAGACGATTGAAACCACCTGCAAACTTCTGGAGCTGGTGCTATTCGCAAATCACAACGTACAAATGGACCAATAAGGACAAGACCATAATCGCTTCAGATTTGAACCTTGGTCATTGTATTGAAAAGCGACTGACAAAGTCGTCACGGCTCACTTTTTATGACAAGACTTACTTTTTCTCTATCATTCTCAGCACTTCGAAACGTATCGAAATACAATCTTATGAATTCAGGTCGAAGTTGGTTGAAGGAAAACAATTTATCGATTGGCATTTTACAAATTTGGAGCGATTCGAAAATGACAAACATGTTAAGATTGGCCAAGATTACAACGGACAATTTTATCCGTATCTATTCGCTAATTTTTTTAGCGGTGGATATTATACAGGAAATGTTTTTTATCCAAACAATTGGGAAAAGAGACTTCAAAAAGTATCCGAACTCAAATATTTGAAATTCGACAATATCTATTTTTGGGAAATTGAACGACTTTACAAATATAAGTTTGAAATCGAGTTCGCTCAGAAGATTCATGCTTATAGGTTGGCCAACGAAATCATGTTTCCAAATTATAGAATTGGATTTACAAGAACCGTAGATATGCGAACCTTGAACCGTAGATGGCTTCAGAAGAATAAACAATTTTTCAAAAATTCAAATCGCAGCTTTAACGAATTTGAGTTGAGCCGTCGATTAAAAGAACGGAATGGCCAGCTAGTACCTGGCATTGAATCTTATCTGACTTACCATGACATCAAGCATATACCGAAAGGTGTAGGGATCAATAAGTTTCAGAATTGGGTTATCAAGAATCATATTGACTTCAATGAATATCTTGACTATCTCACAATGCTACGAGAAATGGGCATTGAGCCTGAAGGTGATGCAATGCTCGTGCCAAAAGATTTTACGGCCATGCACAATCACATAGTCGGATTATACAATCAATTTGTTGAAGAAAGACGCAAACTGGAAGATAAAAAGAAACGCAAGCAACTTGAAGCTGAGTTTAAACTTAAAAAAGGAATGGATAGGACCATCCACGGTTACGCATTCCATGTTCCTATAAAAGTGGCCGAACTGATCTACGAAGGGAAGAAATTACATCACTGTGTAAGCTCATACACAGATAAGCACTTCAAAGGGGACACCTTGATAGTGTTTGTCCGTTTATCAAATCAACCAAAAACACCTCTTTACACACTTGAGGTAAAGCAGGGTAAGATAGTCCAGTTTCGTGGAAAGTATAACGAAGATGTACCAGCTGAAGTCTGGGACATAGCCAAGGAATGGATGAAACAAACGAAATTAGTACAAAAATCAGCGTAGGAGGTGTGAGGGATGAAAAGGAAAAATTATATTATTTTTATCAGGCACTTGCGAAAAATAAACGGGCCTATTGAGTTTTACGAGTATATTGCTGATTCAAAATTTGGAAGAGTAGCAATTTATTCGTCTCTACTTGTGTGTGCGCCATTTATTGCCTTATTATTTCCAATTGCTTACATAGAACATTGTTTTTATAAAAACAATTTTATTAGAGAGTGTATAAAAAACAAGTGGTGCTCAAGAGAACATCTTGAAGACGTTGTTGATATTAGAAAAGTTGAAAGCGAGGAGTTTGAGAATGAACATTCAGGGACTAATTGAACGCTATGAAAAGTTTAAAGCTAGCAAGAAAAAAATGACCTCGGTTGATTTGGTTTTGAAAGACTTACGGTCTTTAGACGAACCAGAACCGTTGCCGTTCAAGTTAAAAGATGTCGTTCGTCGAATCAGAGGGTTTGATCCAACAACTCAAACCAGATGGCTTAATGACATTCTTAAAGAATTAGGGGATGACTACGGTTCGATGAAATATCGCAGTGGTTACGAACAAGGTAAACTTGAGGGAGCATGGGTTGGTAATCAATTGAAAGATGCTGATAAGATTCGGCAAGAATTGAATAAACCAGTGATCCCGAAGTTTGTGGCGGATTTTATTGCAGAACAGAAAAAACTGGGGCATACACTGTCTTACTCAATAGACTCAAGTATGTCTGACAGAGTTGCAGAATGGTATTGGGACAATTCCGAACTCTTCGCACTCGCTTGGATTTTCGGCTACGAGGTCGAAAAAGAAAAGCGGTATTTGGTGAAGTTAAAAGGTCTTTGTCGAAATCATGAAACTTTGAACCGTGAGAAACATTCAAACAAATGGCTTTTCTCAGACCGGGAAGAAAACTCACTTTATGGCACACACCACACCCGAAAAGAATTAG